ATTTGTCCATAATGTAATCTTTTGTTGATGTTTTGTTGATTGCTTTATTGTCTCTTACTTCTATATATGTTTTAGTATTTGGAATAGGGATTATTTTGGGTTTTAGACCGAGTTCATTTATTAAAGTGTTGATTAATTTATGATGAAATCCTAATCGTCCTGCGCCTAAATCCATGACATATTCTTGCTTGTCTATAGTTTCTTTATATGAATATATTCGACCGCCTAGCCGTTGTCCCGACTCTAATAATAGAATTTTTAGGTGTGTATACTTTTTTGACAATTTATATAAAGTGTAAAGGCCTGCTATGCCTCCGCCTATTATTACTAAATCATAAATGTTAACGGTATTGTTATGATTTGTTTTATTTGTTTTATTTGTTTTATTTGTTTTATTTTTTTGTGTTTTAGTCTTACTATTAGTCATGTAACTATATTATTATGTTATAGCAAGATAATAAAATAGTTTATTATGTTATATTATAACTACTATAACTAGTTATATGTCTAACATTATTCAAAAGTTGTGTAGCGCTACGTGTATTCTCTCTTGCTGCTCTTAATAAATCAAAAGTTATAGTACGCATATTACTTAACTCTATATACATAGCTACATTTACATCTATTCCATGTAATCTTATATAATTAGTAAATTGTAAATATGCTTCGTCATAATATCTTTGTGCTTCTTGTTCGAAACGTGCTGCTAATTGTTGAATTTGCATTGCATTATTTAAACGCATATTTCGGTTTGGGTTGTTTAGTCGATCCCTCAAACTAGTTATTAGACGTTCTAAATGTGCTAGTGCTTGCAATTTTTCTATTATTTGTTGTCTTTGTATTAAAGGATCAGTCATTGTAGTTCTACAAAGAGGACATATGTTATTTCCGTGACGTATCATATTTTCTAAACATCTATTATGAAATTTATGACCGCAATTTAGTGTTGTATTAGCTTCATCATCTGTCATTTGATCTAAACAAATAGGGCACTCATTTTCCTTTTCTGCATTATTTATTTCCATAGCTCTTAATCTTTCACTTAAAGTTGGCAGTTCTTTGTTTGCTGCTGACATATTAGCACGCCACGCTTCATCATATCCTTTGCCTAATCTATATGAATAAAATTTAGTAGGCGCATGGTGTTTTTTTGATTTTCCTCTGGGCTTTCTTCTAGGCTTTCTTCTAGATTTTATTCTTACAGTTTTTGCTGTTTTTACAGGCATATTTCTTAAAGCTTTAAAAAATTCAGGTATAGCAACAGTAATTACTTTATCATTATGTAAGCCAAACATTATTATTTTATATATATATAAAATAAAAGTATATAATAATATAATATAAGAATATTATTATAAATTAATGTTTGCGCTATAAATATAAACAATATTATATACATTAACGCCTAATAGAATTTGCTAGTGCTAAATCTTGCCTCCATGATGCCGATATTGAAACTTGTCCTGGTTATGCTCTTCTCGCCACTGGTGCTCTCTCCGCTGGTGCTCTCTCCGCTGGTGCTCTCTCCGCCTGTATCCTCGCCCTTGCCGCAGCCACTATTGCCACCCTCGACGCATCCGCCCTCGCCGCCTGGGCACTAGCCATTGCCGCCATCGCTGCTGTATCTGCCGTCTCCGCCCTCTCTGCCTCATCCTCCTCATCCTCATCCTCCTCATCCTCATCCTCCTCATCCTCCTCCTCATCCTCCTCCTCATCCTCCTCATACTCCGCTGCTGCTTCTTCAGGCGGGTCCTCTACTCTCACCATCATCGCCCTCACCGCCATATATGCCATATACTCCGCATTCGTATTCGGCGCCCTCTCATTAGCCCTATCTAACACCGCCTCTGCATTATTTAACGCTTCGTGCGGACTTTCAGATAACAAATTAGTGATGTAGGTGCCGAAGTAGTTGCTAAATATTTGTGCACTACACAATGGGCACTTAATAAATCCTTTGCTTAAAGCTTTTATTAAACAATCAGTATGAAATATATGGCCGCATACTAGTTCTGTAGCATTACTAATTTCTTCTATTGGCATTTGACAAAATACGCATGTTTCTTCTAATTTATTTGCATGAATTACTGCAGCTTTTAAATCACCAACAAATCCTCGAGCAACTCTTGTAAATCGTTTGCCTTTTCTTTTGTCTTTTGTATATAGTTTTTTCACACTAATTTTTTGTCTTAAATTCTTTTTATGTCTTAAATTCTTTTTATGTCTAAATGTTTTTGAACCTCTTCTAAATTGTTGCGCTGCTTTCTTTTTTCTTGTTAATAATTTAGAGGTAGATGAAGGCATAATATATTATAGTATAGCATTATTATAATTATAATAATAATATTAATAATAATAATAATGCTATATATAGTATAATATAGATCATTAATTCTAAACTTTTTTTCTTTATTACCTTCCATGTATTAAATTTTCATATTCTTCTGATGTTATGCCATTAACAGTAATAGAAGGATTAACAGCCCTGCTTTGTATAGGTGCTGATACTCTCGGATATACTTGTAACCAAGTAGCCCATTGTCTATTTGCTAGCTGTCTATATGTGTTTCCATTGCGTGGAAAACTATTAATTACTATTGATGAAGCATTCATAAACCAGGTTGCTTCATCAAATGTTGTTGCATAACGCATATTATCTATTAACGCATTAGCACGATCAATAGTTGCTCTGATTTCTTGTAATCGTTGATACGTTTGTAGCCATACTTGGGTTCGTGCTTCCCTGAGAACTGCTTGTTCACTTTCTGGCAAGCTATCAATTAGTAGATCTGTTTCATGTATCAAGCCAATTGCTTCAATCATAGTAGCAGCATTAGCCAATCCTGCTATTAACGCATTAACACGATTAACAGTATTAGTATTATTAATATTATTACTAATAGGCATTGAAATAGACCTTTGTAGGTGATACGGTCTTTCTGGTGCTATAGATGTTCTACAAGATGGACAAGTTGGATTAGTGGTATTCCATTGATCAATACATTCTCTATGAAATTTATGACCGCAACGAAGTGTTTTTGTATGTCTTGGGTTTAACATAGCACCTAAACATATAGGACAAGTGTCAACTTTTGGTAGCGCGCTTCTAAATTTTTTTTGAATTCTTCTTGTAGCAAGTCTTTTTGATAAATCTGCTATTTGAATTCTTCTTGTAGCAAGTCTTTTTGATAAATCTGCTATTGCTTGTCTTGTATTTTTTCTTTTTCTAAATGATTTTTGAATATGTGTAACTACTTTTGTTGTTGGACTTAAAGACGGTGCTGTTGGATCTAAAGCTGCTAATTCTTGTACATGTGATGGAGCTATTCTACCTATAGATCTTCTTGTAAATAATCTTTTTCCTAAACTTCTTAATTTTGCTGTTTTGTTTCTTATATTTTTTATAAAGTCCATATATATATGGATATTATTTTTTATAATGCTATAATATAGATTATGAATTCTAATAAAAATATATCAAAGTTATTTAAGTTGATTAGTGAGAAAAAAATATTTTTAATATTGATTTTTCTAAATTTGCTGTTTCAACATTATATTACTTATTACGTAAGTGCTAATATTAATTTAGACGCAGGCAAGGATAAGGATAATGATAAGGATAAGGATGCATATAACACTATTATTATTGCATCTTATATAATAGGTTTCATATTAATTATAATTCTTGTATTTGTTCCTATGTCTGCATGGCTAAAATTTATAATATTTTCTCTCTTTTCTGTTGCCTACGGAGTAATATTTATATCTATAAAAAACTATTTTGATCCTAATATATTACATAGTTCTGTTGTTGGAGCTATTATTGTTTTTTCTTTTATGATATTCTTTGGAATAGCTCTAGCTATAAGTGGATTTAAATTAACCAATAATGCGACTTTTACTTTATTTTATGCTATTTTAGTATTAATAATAGTAAGTGTTGTGCAATATTATACTTATTATTATTCTTTTATAAAAAAGCTCCTACTAATTGCTGTTGCAATCTTATTTACATTATATATAGTAAATACAACAAACAATGTATTACATCGCAATTATGAAGGAGACTTTGTAACTGCGTCCTTTGATTACTATATTGATAATTCTAATTTTTTAAACGCATTAAAAATACATAATAACTAAATTACTATTTTTTGTTTTCCTATTTTTGCCAAAATAAATTATTTTAGTATATTATACTAAAATGATTTTCAAAAAATCAAATGTAGCAAATAAAAGCAAAAAATCTTTTTTTAAAAATGATATAGCACAAGTATTTAGGTTGATTAATGAAAAGAAGAGTTTCTTTGCGTTAATTTTAGCAAATTTATTATTCCAACTTTATATTACTTATTATGTAAGTGAAAATGTTAATGTACAGGAAGAGCAAGAGAAAGAAGGAGAAAAAGGTGCTAAAAATTATGACATGAAATATATTGGTGCATTAGTAGCAACAATTGTTATTATTTTAATTTTGGCATTAGTTACTATGCCGTCGTGGATGAAATTTATATTGTTTTCTCTCTTTTCTGCCGCTTTTGGTATTCTTTTAGCATATAGAAAATATGGATTGGATAGTGGTGTTATTAGAAGTGCGCTAGCCGGTACAGCCAGTATTTTTGTTACTATGTTTGTATTTGGAGTAGCACTAATAATGAGCGGTATTAAATTAGGTTTTATTACTGCTCTCATTTTGTTTTTTGCCTTATTGGCGTTAATAATTATTAGCATTGTGCAATATTTTATTGTTCAATCTTCATTATTAAAAAAATTAATAGTTATTGGATCGTTAATTATATTTTCAATTTATATTGTGTATGATACAAACTCTATATTACAACGTGATTATAGTGGCGACTTTATAAGTGCCTCATTAAACTATTATTTGGATTTAATAAATATTTTTACTGCATTATTGGGTGAAGGCGGCGATTAAACTATATTATGATATAATAATAAATGATGGTATAATAAAAATTATGGTATAATAAAAATTATGGTATAGGAATAAACTTCCACCCTAAATCGTCACATATTCTCTTCCATATTTGGTCTTGTTCTATGCGCTTTTCACGGTCTTTTAACATAGGAAAATATGGTAAAAAACTGCGCTCATTCAACAATTCGCATAATTTATATAATGTGTAATAATAGTTTAAAAAATTTACTCGTTCTTTAGGGCAATATTTCGAATATGGCTTTTGTAGCTCCATAAATAAATTGCATAATGTTTCTTCGAGTTCTGCGCTCATAATAGGCGGTCTAATTCCTAGTTTATCTTTAATAAAAGGTATATGTTCATAATATTTATTGTAACCAAGATTTTTCAATATTTCCTTAGTTTTTTTATTTGACAAATCACTCAAACTTATGCGCTCCTTTTTTATTTGGTTTTTAATATTTTCAAATACTTCGTCGGGTATATTTGTGCTCTCTTTAGCCTGAAATTGCGCCAAAATCTCTTTTAAATGATTTATTCGTTTATAGGCATAGGAGCATACTTCTTTAGGCGGTTCTTTATATGATGGTTTATCTATATCTATTAAATATTTAATACTGTTAGAGCAATTAGAGCATATTGTCATGCCTTCACTTTCAACAAATATTAGCTCACCGTTATTACATATATTACATATGTCGGACGGATAAATAAATTTGTCATAATTTAAATAATTAGGGTCAATATTGTTGAAATATTTATCTATATTTTTATTACTATCATTTTTAATTAAATTATTTTTATTTGGATTATCCATTATGTTATTGCATATGTCATAACTTAAATTTAATGAAAAAAATTGTTTGACAATATCATTTTTGTCAGAATTTTCTACCATTTCATTACTTGATATATTTTTTTTATTTTCAAAATAATCAAAAATATATTTAGAATTATTTAAATAATAATTCTTTTCTTTATTTCTAAGAGCTTTAATAGTGTTTTTATATTTATTAATAAGTTCTATAATTTCGGTCTTATTTTTTGTTTTAATTAGCATAGTTTCCAATTTATCAATTTGCTTTAAACATTTAGGAATAGCAACATCTTCGTTGTATTTAAATGATTTTATTATTTCATTATGTTTATTATCAAGGGTCGTTTTAATTACGCCTGTTCTCTTCATAGCAAGACTAATTATATTTTTAGCGTATTAAAAATTTATATATTAATTTTTGTAATTAAATATTTTGTAATAAAAACAATTAAAAACAATTAAAAACAATTAAAAACAATTAAAAACAATTAAAAACAATTAAATTAATTAAAAACAATTAAATTAATTTCAAAAATTTTTTTTCTTTAGGAATATTATAAAAAAATGGCTGGTGGTTTAATGCAATTAGTCGCCTATGGCGCACAAGATGTATATTTAACAGGTAATCCCCAAATTACTTTCTGGAAAGTTACCTATCGTCGTCACACTAATTTTGCCATGGAATCGATTGAGCAAACTTTCAACGGACAAGCGGATTTCGGTCGCCGTGTTACATGCACTGTTTCGCGTAACGGTGACTTGGCTTTCCGCACCTATTTGCAGATCACACTTCCCGAAATCGGCCAAGGTCTAGGTACAACAACTGATCCCAATGTATATGCCAGATGGTTAGACTTCCCCGGCGAGCAGTTAATTTCGCAAGTTGAAGTTGAAATCGGTGGCCAGCGCATTGACCGTCAATATGGTGACTGGATGCACATTTGGAACCAGTTAACTTTATCGAAAGAACAGGAGCGTGGCTACTACAAAATGATCGGCAACACTACCCAATTAACATACATTTGCGACCCCACCTTTGCGGACGTTGATGGCCCTTGCTCTGCCAATGGTGTTCGCCAAGTATGTGCTCCCCGCAATGCGTTACCAGAAACAACTCTATATGTTCCGCTACAGTTCTGGTATTGCCGTAACCCCGGTCTAGCTCTTCCATTGATTGCTTTACAGTACCACGAAGTTAAAATTAATTTAGACATTCGCAACATCGAAGAATGCTTATGGGCGGTTACCAATGTTAACGGAACCGGTAAAAAGGCCCTTAATGCGTATAAACAGTCGTTAGCGGCTGCTTCGCTCTTTGTTGATTACATTTTCTTAGACACTGACGAGCGCAGACGCATGGCGCAAAACCCCCACGAATACTTAATTGAACAGCTTCAATTCACAGGTGATGAATCGGTTGGTTCATCGTCCAATAAAATTAAATTGAATTTAAATCACCCATGCAAAGAGCTAATTTGGGTTGTACAGCCTGACGTCAATGTTGATTATTGCGCGTCGCTCACCGAAGGCCATTCGCTAAATCACTTACTTGGTGCTCAGCCATTCAACTACACTGACGCGCTAGATGCGTTACCTAATGCTATTCATGCCTTTGGCAACAAAGGTCTTGTTAATAGCACCTCGTACATCACTGCTTCGTCGCTCTTTGAAGATCCATTTTCTAATAAATTAGCTACTCCGTCTGGATTTGTTAGTGGCACTGCAGGAGATTTTAATGGTGGTGCGACCGAATCGGGTGTATCGGATGCCGGCACATTCGTTTTAGCTGAAACCGCGATTGATATGCATTGCTGGGGTGAAAATCCAGTTGTAGTTGCCAAATTACAGCTTAACGGCCAGGATCGCTTCTCGGAGCGTGAAGGCACATACTTCGATTTAGTTCAGCCATTCCAGCACCACACCCGTGCGCCTGACACCGGTATTAATGTTTACTCATTTGCTCTAAGACCTGAAGAGCACCAGCCATCAGGAACTTGCAATTTCTCGCGCATTGATAATGCCACTTTACAGTTAGTTCTTTCGAATGCGACTGTTCAGGGTGTTTCTACCGCCAAAGTCCGCGTATATGCTGTTAACTACAACGTTCTTCGCATTATGTCGGGCATGGGTGGTCTAGCGTACAGCAATTAAATAATAAGTCTAATAAGTCTTATGTTTTTTCATTTAATTTTTTATAAATATAAAAATTTAATGAAAATAATGAAAATAATGAAAATAATGAAAATAATGAAAATAATGAAAATAATAAAAATAATGAAAATAATGAAAATAATAAAAATAATAAAAATAATGAAAATAATGAAAATAATAAAAATAATGAAAATAATGAAAATAATGAAAATATAATATAATATAATAATTATTTTATAATACATTATAAATACAAATTATTATGAGTGTATCTTTAGCTATAAGTAGTTTTTATATTACATACGTGTTTTTACTTACAACCGGTGTAATTACATTTATAGAAGCATTACGAAGCCCGGTTCCTCAAATTCGTCACATTATGAATTTAGAAACTTGCATTTCAATTGTTGCAAGCTATTTTTATGGACTATTTATTGAAGAAATAAATAAGGCGCAAAATTTGTATAATGTTAAAGATGATACTAAAGATAATAATAATAACATTATTGATAACATTACAAATAAAGATAGTGCTATAATTAAGCCTTTAAGTGTTATACCTATAGAAAAAATTAATAATATGCGCTATATTGACTGGTCTATTACTACACCTTTTATGTTATTGGTTCTCTCTATGGTATTAGGCTATGAAAACAAAGTAATAGTAAAATTTAGACCATTTGTGTTAACAATGGTTCTCAATTTTGCCATGTTAGCATTTGGATATAGTGGAGAGATTGGGCTATTAAATAAAAATATTGCAGGTTTTATGGGTTTTATATTCTTTTTTCTAACATATGGGACAATATGGAAGCTTTTTATGACAGGATCAAAAATAACTATCCAATCCAAATTCATATTTTGGACTTTCTTAGGAACATGGTCACTTTATGGAGTATTTTATTATACAAATGAAGCAACTAAATTGATTGGATATAATATTTTGGACTTAATAGCTAAAGCGTTTGTAGGTATTTTCTTTTGGCTTTATTTAACTAAATCGGTTGTGTTTTAGTTTTGGTTTTAATATTTTATTTTTGTTTTTTGTATTTTATTTTTGTTTTTTGTATTTTATTTTTGTTTTCTTTATATTATAATATATGAATGATTTATCAAAGAATGACTTATCAAAGAATGACTTATCAAATATTATAATAAAAAAAGACGAATGTAAGAGAATAAGGAAACATAATGCTATTAAATTACCTGATACATTGTTACATTTAAGCATACCGAAATATATTAACTATTATAAAGAGTGTTATAATATTGAACAAAAACTATATAGAGAATACTTTAAAATAGAAAAACATCCATGTCAAATAAAAAATAAGGCCTATATTTCTTCTAAGTCCAATAAAATAACTATTGTGGAAAAATTAAATCAAATAATCAAAATTTTAGGTGATTTAGACAATGTTAAAAATGATGTTAATAATGATGTTAGTAATGATGTTAGTAATGATGTAAATACTGAAGATCCAAAAATAGTAAAGTTGCCAAAATATATTTCAATTAAGGACCATGAAAATGATAGCTCTAAATTCTATTTAATTTACGATAATAAAAACAAGACACGGCATACGTTGCAATTATTATGCTATAAGTCGTCCTCTTTCGTTCAAAGTCTTAACACATTTTTGGAAAATATTAAAAATAGGTTTGATAAATCATAGGTTTGATAAATCATAGGTTTGATAAATCATAGGTTTGATAAATCATAGGTTTGATAAATAAAAGAATAGTGATTATTATTTAAAGTTATAGATAGTACTATAAGTGATTATGATTAACGACTTACCTAGCGAGCTACAAAATATTATATTAACTTATACTAACATAATATGTCATGTATGTCAAAAAAAATATGATTTCAATATTTTATTTTATAAGAAGCAAAGTAAATTCTATTACTGTAGTAAAATATGTTATGAATTCACTTAAAAAAAACGTAATAAATTCTAGCTTCTAGCTATGCTTTAAGTACTATGATTTATGAGAAATTTCTCATTTATTACTTCTAATAAATCCTTAACTAGTTTGTCCTCATCAATATCAAAGAAGCATTGAATATTATTAAGGATTAATGATGCATCGTCGTCGGGTATTAACTCCCTATCTCCTGGCTCACGCAATAGTGTATTATATACATACGTAATAACAGGAATATTTTCACAAGTTACAATTCGACACATGTTTATATATTCAATATAATCAAGAACTAACGGAAAGCCTTCAATAAATGCTTCGCACTCTGTGTTCAACCTATATACCAAATAATTGCATATTTCAGTTTCATTAAAATATGCATCATATACAGCTTGCGTACAAATCTTTTTAAATTTATTTTCAATAAATGAACCTGTCAATAGTTCAATGTTAAGGTGCGGCTCATAATTAGTTTTTTCAGTTAGCATTTGCATCTTTAGCATTGATTATTGATAATTGATATATTAGTAATTATTTATAATAATTTAATAATCAATTTTATTTATAGAAAATATATAATTTTGAAAAAAAATAAAAAAAATATATAATATACATAAAAATTATATTAAAAATTACTATTAAAAATATTAATATAAACTTAATAATATGAGTTGTATCTTATATTATAGTAATTATTGTGAAAATTGCAAAAAAATATTAAGTATATTGTCCAAATCAAGCATCAAAAGTAATATTCATTATATATGTATTGACAAACGCATAGTTAGAAATAATACTACTTATGTTGTTTTAGAAAATAACCAAGAAATTTTACTTCCAAATACTATTAATGCGGTTCCTGCGCTAATGATATTAAATGATAATTACAAAATATTATATGGAGACAATATTATGAGTTATTTAAAGCCGGTTGAGGAAATAGCCGTTCAAAAAGCTACAAATTTTAATGGAGAGCCGTCAGCATTTAAATTTGATTTGTTATCTAGCGGAGTTGTGTCCGATAACTTTAGTTATTTAGACCAAAATAGCGATGAATTATCGGCCAAAGGTAGTGGCGGACTAAGGCAGTTATATAGTTATGCCACAATAGATTATAGTGATAAAATAGAAACTCCACCCGATGATTATATTCCTGATAAAATTGGCGAAATTAATATTAAAAATTTAGAACAAGAAAGAAATGGTGTTTAGTTTATAAAATTTATATTATTTAATATATTAAGTAATTAAGTAATTAAATAATTAATTAATATTTTTTATTATTTAAAGTTATAATATTATTTTTACTTATTAATGAAAAGTAAAAATAATAAGCCAGGTTTAGAAGTAGAGGATGCATGTTTAGAAGATGCAGGATTAAAAGAAGACACATCATCAAAACACGAAAAAAAAGCGTTTACATTAAATAATGTAAATGCTATTACTCTTATTAACTTTTATAAAATTTTCAAGGATTTACTTAATGATTTAAATAGTAGCTTTAATGACAAAGTAGGTTCATTAATTGAAAATAACAAAGATTATCAGCTTATTATTAATTATAGCTTGCCGCATTACAAAGAAAACATGAATGCCGATGAATATATAAATTCTATAACTTTGGATAGCATAGATATTAATTTTATGACGTCACTTAATAATGTGTATGAATATTGCAAACATACTTTTGCGGTGCGGAGCATTGATATATTATACCAAAATGAGGATATTTTTTTAAATAAGGGAAATGTTAAAAATAGCAATAGCGATGATAATGTTATATGCACTATGTTTTTGCCAGATATAGATTTTGCTGATTTATATTATGACGATACTAGTTCACAAACTAAACAAACAATATGGAAATATTTGCAACTCTTATTATTTAATATAATAACATCTATTGATGATATATCATTTTTCGGTAATTCATTAGAATTACTTAAAATTATTGATAGCGAAAATTTATCGGCAAAAATTCAAAGCACCGTTGAAGAATTAAGCAATATTTTTTCATTTAAAGAAAATAAGGTCCCCAAAAAAAATAATGATGACCAAGAATGTAAAGAAGAAGATGGAGAAGATGGAGAAGATGACGAAGGCGATAGTCATGGATTAGGAGACCTTCCTAATATGGAAGGTCTGTTTAATACTATGTTTAACGATTTATCAAATAATTTTAAAGAGTTTAGTGAAAACATGAAAAATCATAATGATGCTGATGATGCTGATGATGATGCTAATGATGCTAATGAGGCTGACGATTGTGCTGGTGCTGAACATACTAATAAAAATAATAAGCACAATGATTATGCTATTCCGGATAAAGAGGAGCTTTTTTCGCATTTAAATAATTTAATAAATGGAAAAATCGGTTCATTGGCTAAGGAAATAGCGGAAGAAACGTCGAAAGACTTTGATTTAGAGAGTGAAAATTTAGGAGACGTTAATGATCTTTTAAAAGGTTTTATGAAAAATCCGTCTAAAATGATGGGTCTTATTGATAATATTAATAAGAAAATAAATAACAAAATGAAAGATGGATCTATTAAAGAAAGCGAATTATTAGAAGAGGCAACCGAAATATTCAAAAATATGAAAAATATGCCTGGTATGACCAATTTTAATGATATTTTAAAGTCGATGAACCTTGACAAGTTTATGCCTAAAGGTGGTAAAATTAACCCAAATACGTTTCAAAATATGATGGAGCAAAATGTTAAAATGTCTAAAATGAAAGAGCGCATGCGGAAAAAGGCTGAAAATAATAAGGATTGTGCTGCTCAAGATGCTCAAAAAAATGCTGCTCAAGATGCTGCACAAAATGCCGCTTATACAAAGAACGCAAATGATTTGCAAGATTTAACAGCCAATCTCTCGTCGTTAATGGAAGAAATGAAATCTAATACGAGTTTTATTGAAGATATTATAAAAAATCAGGGAAATAGTAACTCTACTGCTTCTACTCCACGATCAAATGATGAACATTCTAAACGCAGTACTAATAATAAGAAGAAGGCGCATAGGAAAAAAAATTAATAATATCTTTAGCGTTTATTGAACTATTATTGAACTATTATTATTAAATAATTTATAAAATAATTAATAATAATTTTTTTTTAAGTATAAAAAGTCTATTTATACAATAATAATATTAAAATTTATTATTAAGTTATTATAATATAATAACTTATGGTTAACGGTTTTAATGAAACATATATAGGAACAAGTAATGGTCAATTGAAAGACGACCTTTTATTAACTGATAACATTATTACCAAAACTATTAAATTGGATCCTACTAAATTGGATGCTACTAATGTTAATGCTACTAATGTTAATGCTACTAATGTTAATGCTACTAATGTTAATGCTACTAATGTTAATGCTACTAATGTTAATGCTAATTGTGCTACTAATGTTTGTGTTGGTGAAAATAATAATGCTAAGCATGAAAATATTGCATTTTGGATAGATGACCCAACTATTTTATTTAGCAAAAAATATATATCAGAATTATGGCCTTTAGACGAAATGTCTCGAGAGCAAAAATTAAATGCTATAACAAGATTAGTAATATTATTAACTTTAGCCGGATTTGTAGTCTCAAATAATTATAAAATTATTGTAACAGGAATTGTTTCAATATTTTTTTTAATAATTACATATAAAGTTTTGAATAATAATAATATTGTAAATCAAAAAACGAGAGAAACATTTAGCAATGAAAATATATATGATAAAGTAAAGCATAATTTTACTAATCCGACAATTATAAATCCAGTAATGAATATATTATTACCTGAAATACAGGATAATCCAAATCGCCTTCCGGCTGCACCTTCATATAATAAAGCTGTTGAAAGAGCAATAAATAGCGAAACACAAGACTTTATAGTTACAAATTTTAATAATGATGAAACTATTAGAAATAAATTATTTGATAGTAGAGAAGATAAATTTGATTTTGAATGTTCTATGAGGCAATTTTATAGTACCGCAAATACGCGTGTTCCCAACAATCAAAACGAATTTGCTAGATTTTGCTATGGTAATATGGCTTCTTGTAAAGATGGGGATGTAGAGATGTGTTTTAGAAATAGTGAGCGTTAAACTTAGTTACACTTTTTTAAATTAGTTTTTAATATTTAATATAAATATTTAATATTAATATTTAATATAATATTTAATATAAATTTCAATATTTAATATTAATTTTAATATTCAATATTTAATATAATATTTAATAGTAATTTTAATATAAATTTCAATATTAATATTTAATAGTAATTTTAATATAATATTTAAAAAATAATATATTAAATACATATAAATGACATCTACAACAGCTTATCCATATACTTTTGATGCGATGTCCAGAATTGGCAATGATAATCCTGCTATAGATCAGCGCAATATTCAAAATATTAGTGAAGCAAATTACAATTTAGAAAACTTTTATCCATCGTGCCCTATGTCGTCGGCCATTGACTTTGCTTTAAGTCAGCCCAATGTTTTTTACAAAGGTTCGCATGAAGGAGGCGTTAAAGGGTGCGAAATAGAGGTAAATAATGATTTAAAGTATACCCATATTTCGCGGCCTGCTTGTAAATTGTCATTAGTAACAAGACCCTTCATAACTGTGCCATATTTAGGAAAAGGTTACGGAGACTGCACAATAGAAACACAATTAAGAACCGGTCAATTTGATTTAAATAAAAAAACGGTTAATAATATAATGGAGCAGTCCTTTTCAGACTATCAAAATTACCCATTAATTGATAGCGTAAAAGAAACCGTCTCAAATAGTGCTTACAAAATAGAGGATGATGCTATGAAAGGTTGGCAGCGTGGAGGTATGAGTGCGCGTGAATTTGCGCGTAACCAAGATAAGCAATGAGCGGGTTGTTTGAAAAAGTGTGTATATATAGTGTTGTTAAATAATGTTTAAGTTGTTTTTATTGTTTTATTTATTGTTTTATTTATTGTTTTATTGTTTTATTGTTTTATTTATTGTTTTATTGTTTTATTTATTGTTTTATTGTTTTATTTATTGCGCTATTTTTATATAATGCAATATATAATATGGTATTGTTTAACATATTTGCTAAAAATACAAAAAATCTACAAAATTTAAAAAAATTAGGAACTAGAAAATTTAGAGAGCTTAGAAAAAGATTTTTAACAAAAAAAGTACGCTCTTTAAGCCCTAGAACAAAACTTGTTACGCAAATACAAAGATCATACAGAAATAAATTGAAATCGAAAAAAGAAATCATGAAAAGGCTTAAAACAATGCAACATTTGGCTGCTCGTGAAGCCGCAGAAATTACCGATGCCAACGCTATTATTGCGCATAATCAAGCACAATTAAAAAATAGAACAGCAAAGAACGGGACAAGCGTACGAATGACACGGGGTCACAAACAAAAATTAGAAGATGAAATTAGCGATGCACAATGGGTATTAAATACTCATAATAGGTATAATTATAGAGCACAAGCTCGCGAATTGGAACAACAATTAAATAAAATGTAGGTTAAAAATTGAAAAACTAAATCAAAATAGAGAGAATATATTATTACTTTTTTTCAATATAAATATTGTAATATAATATAAATAATATAATATATTATGTTACCTAATGCTATTAGCAGTTATTATAATAACATAAATAATATAAATTATGATAGCACATTTTTAACTACATATAACTTACATGATGACTATGATGATAGAAATTTGTGCTATCAAATACAATTATTACAAGCACTCAAAATTGCCTATTATGATAATACAATATTGACAACACATATTGAAAAAATAGGTTATTTTTTGCATAACAACACTGAGTTAGAGGCCATTTTAGTATTATTAAAAGAAAAATATAAAGATAGTAACATAGCTTTCATGATTAATGAACACAATAATAATACACTATTTCAGCTTCTTTTTAGTTACGAATATTTTGAAACATTTCATAAATGCTTATGTAAATATATAAATGAAAAAAAACAATTAGGAATGGAGTTGGGAAGAGAATTAGTAAGAGAATTAGTAGAAGAAAAAACGTATTTTGATGATCTAAAAAATATAATTTTACTATAATATTATTTGTCATTATTTGTCATTATTAAAACATAATCACAAATAATATATAATCATAATAATCAAAATAGTCATAATAATCATAATAATCATTCTTTAATATAAATGCTATTGCATAGTTTCTTTATTATTTTATCTTCATTATTTTCCTTATTATTTGCGATTGCAACTAATGTATGGGTATAATAATCCTGCTTATTTTCGTTATTTTGGAAATCCGGATTTTCTTTTGTCCATTTGCTTAATGCGAAAAATTGCTTTGTTGATACATCTTTTATTGCTCGTTTTATCTTTTCCTTGTTAATGTCTTTTTCCCAACTATTGGCTTCCTTAATATAGAGCGACTCTCGTTTTATATCTGTGCAATATATTGGTCTCTGATAATATCCTAGTTTATTTATATTTTCTATTATTACATTGCTTAATCCATTTACTAACCCATTATGTTTTGTATAATCAAGCTGTTGTAAACTAACCTCTATTGATTTAATAAAATCAC